CTGGTGCAGCGGGTGCAGGTACTGGTGCTGGTGCAGCGGGTGCAGGTACTGGTGCTGGTGCTGGTGCTGGTGCTGGTGCTGGTGCTGCTGGTGCAGGTACTGGTGCTATCGGTTGTGCAGGTTGTCCAGCAAATTGACTGTTGACATCACTGGCTGATATACCTCTTGAAATTTCTGCACCCGCTTCATTGAAACGCACAAACACAGGGTTCATGTAAATACCTGCCTGCGAACCACCAGCATTATTTGGTTCAATTTTAACTTTTACATTAAAGTAGTCACCAGTTTTGATCATAGATTTATCTAAGATTTCTTCATGATTTCCCGGTGTCGCTTCATACCAGCATTTGGAAAGCCATCCAAAAGATTTAATGCAGAAAATCCAATGTCCAGCGCGATATTCTTTAAGCGGGTAATATTGATTAGTTTCTGGATTAATCTTTTGTTCGTCACCATCTGACATTTTCCATGCAAAACCAGCTTCAATTGGAATGAAACTTCCGGGGTATTGTGGGTCTGGATGCATACCACGACCAGTGAACGATTGCATTTGCGTGAACGCATCAATTAAGCCCGGGTCACTTTTTGGAACCGCGTATTCAAAATAGCACTCTAACTTTGGTGAACCATCTTCTTTGTATTCTTTCTGTTTAGTCTGGAAATTTTCAGACTGGACCAAGACCATAGGATGACCTGAAACAAGTCGTCCACGGGGTAACAAAATTTCTAATTTACTCATTTTTAAAAGCCTCATTTATTTCATGTGATGCATCGTGTTCAATTAAACGCGGTGCGGTGGATGGTGAAAAAGCCATGGTGTCAATGATTTCTCTTTTCAAACCACGTCTTTCTGCTTCTGCTGGTGTAACAATTTTTGGTTCTGTTAAATCAATACCAAAACATTTAGCCGTTGCGATTGCTGCTTTTTCATCACTGAATTTGCGATGACCTGTACCGGGTACGACAGCAAACCCGGGTATTTGTTGACCTTTTGAAATCATTGATTCAGCACGCATTGTGATTGCCGATTTTGTATGCTTCACCATATCTTCAGCACGTTTCAAAACACGTAGCAAATTAGCAATTTCTTGTGGTGTTTCTGTATCAGGTAGATTGTCACCAATCACATCAACAGCATTCATACTTGCTGCTTTCGCAACGTCACAGTATGCAAGCGCTTTGCAATATCTACAATGTGGACCTGATACACAGGTTTGATCACCTGAAACAATCAAGTTTACACGTTTCATCAACTGACGTTGATAATCACGTAATTGTTCAACTGAAACTGTCCATGACCTGATGGGTCCATCATGATGATGACCGCGTGGTTGAATGATTGACATAATGATTTGTTTTACAGTGTGGCCTTGGTGTTGAAGTTCTAGAACAAGACAAATCATGTAGATTAACATTTGCCAGTTTTCAAAAATTTCAACAGGACCAAAACCATACTTAAAATCATTGCCACGCAAGATACCATTAAGTTCATCAAAGTTGAAAATTGAACTGTCGTTTGTTCCCTTGACAGGAGTTCCCGGCAATTCAAGGAATTTTTCAACCCAATATCCTGAATTGTGGCTGTTGATGAAATTGACATATGTCAACACAGGTTCAACCATTTCAGATGTCATGATGACATTGTTTACAGCAAGTGTGTTCACAAGTTCAGCAGGGTGACTGACTTCACCTTTCAAGGTTCTTTCTGCCATTTCATGCGCTGCTGTACCTTCAAGGCTAGATGTGTTGTCAATGTTTGGAAAATTGGCTTCAAGACCAACTGACCCACTGCAAAACATCCAACGTGATGAAGCACTTGCTCTTAGGGTTTCAACACTCATGATAACGGTGTTGCACCAGTAAGCACATTATAGATGCCTGCTGTGATTGCGAGTTGTGCAGGGTCATTATCATCAGCACAATCTTGAAATGATTGAATAGCAAAAGCTGAACAGATTGCAGGAATTTCTTTGTGTGTAATACCTGCTGTTCCCAAACCTAATGTTGTTGCAAATTGTGTCATCATTTCAGCATGTGTGACATCACCAACATTGACAGGTGCAGGTGCTGCTACTGCTGCTGGTGCTGCTACTGCTGCTGGTGCTGGTGCTGGTGCTGCTACTGGTGCTGGTGCTGGTGCTGGTGCAGCTGGTGCTGGTGCATCTGGACGCTGATCAAAAGCTTCAGGAATGTCTAAAGGGTTAGCAGGTTCAGATACACCAGTCATGCTTAGACGCAATTCAGCTTCAAGAGCTTTTGCACTGCCTTTATCAAGTCCTTGTTCTGTCAGATGTTTGGTTGTTGTCGATTTCCAAGAACCGTCAGACTTTTGTGTTTTGCTTTTAGCATGAATTCGTTCATCCCAAGGGCAACCTGTTTTATCAAGTAAAACATCAAACGTTGGTTCTATTTTGGTTTCAACAATTACTGGTATAGTTGCCTGTGGAGCAGGTGCTACATCAGGTGTAGGTTCTGGCATTGGAACAGTGGTTACAGTTTCGCCAAGAAACGCACTGTTGACGTCATTTGCAGTTGTTTCTGTTTCGACTGCAGGACTTAATAAAACATTCTGACAGGCTTTCAGTTGTTCTTCAGATAGCCCGTGAATTGAGTAGTTAATCATAGTAATTCTTTCTGTAAATTTGTTATTGACTGCATCGTTATTAGCAACTATTGTCATTCGTGTCAATAAGGAATTTTGGAAATGAATATGAATGATGTCTGGAATGGTTGAGGGTTTATTTAGATGAGTATTCCAACACCTAGACAGTACCAGTCTGACATGAAGCATGGGATATATGAAGCATGGAATGGCGGTCATAGAAATGTGCTTGGTGTACTGGCTACAGGCGGTGGCAAGACTGTGATGTTTTCTGACATCATCAAAGAAATGAATAGACCCACTGTCGCCATTGCACACAGGCAAGAACTGGTTGCACAAATCAGTGTGTCATTGGCACGCTTTGAAGTTTATCACAACATTATAGCCCCGCCTAAGATTGTTAAATTCATTGCATCCAGACATAGTGTATTGTTAGGGCGTTCATTCTTTCATCCGAATGCACCAACTGCTGTTGCAGGTGTTGACACATTGTTGCGCCGTGATCTTGGGTCTTGGCCTTCACAAGTACAACTGACCGTTCAGGATGAGGCACATCACATCATCAGGGGCAATAAATGGGGCAAAGCTGCTGAACTGTTTCCAAATGCTTTAGGGCTTGGTGTTACAGCCACACCGTTACGTGCTGATGGTAAAGGTCTTGGTGCACATTCTGATGGTTTGTTCCATTCAATGATTGAAGGCCCGTCAATGCGGGAATTGATCAACATGGGAATGTTGACAGACTATCGCATCTATTGCCCTGAAAGTGACATTGATCTTTCAACTGTGGACGTGTCCGGCGCAACAGGTGATTTCAATGCAAACCAACTACGTTCAGCAGCGCACAAGTCACACATTGTGGGTGATGTTGTTGAACAGTACATCAAGATTGCATCAGGAATGCAGGGTGTGACCTTTGCCGTTGATGTTGAAACAGCAACCAAGATTGCTGCAAAGTTTCGTGACATGGGTGTTCCTGCTGAAGTCGTTAGTGCAAAAACCCCTGACCATTTAAGAACAGCTATTGTTGACCGTTTCGAACGGCGCGAATTGATGCAGTTGGTCAACGTTGATTTGTTTGGTGAAGGTTTCGATTTGCCAGCAATTGAAGTTGTTAGCATGGCACGACCTACAGCGTCCTATGGTTTGTACGTGCAACAGTTCGGGCGTGCACTAAGGATCAAAGATGGTAAAGAAATTGCTATCATAATTGATCATGTGGGCAATGTCGTTCGTCACCATGGGCCACCAGACGTACCGCGTACATGGTCGCTAGATGCAAGGGAACGTGGGTCACGTGCAAAGCGTGACGAAGACACCATACCATTGACTGCCTGTACATCGTGCATGCAGCCTTATGAACGTGTATTGTCTGCCTGTCCCTTCTGTGGGGAAAAACCAATACCTGCAGAACGATCAACACCAGAACAGGTTGACGGTGATTTGTTTGAAATGTCACTTGAAGCCCTGCAAAAATTACGTGGTGAAACTATTGTTGAATCACCTGAAGACTTGAAAAAACGCATGACGTTTGCAGGTGCACCTGATGTGGTCCTGAACAGTGCTTTGAAAAACAGAAACAAACTAATAACAGCAAGAGAAACAATCACAGAAGTCATCAATAATTGGGGTGCAATTGTGATGATGTCAGGTGTTCCACAAGCTGAAGCTTACAAGCAATTTTTCTTTAAATTTAAAATAGATGTTATCGGTGCACAAACGCTTGGGTGCAAGGAAACTGAAGCATTGACTGAAAGGATTTTGAACGATGTCTGAAGACACAATTTTGATACAATCTAAAAGACGTTTATCACATGAAGAACATGTTGATGATGTAATAGCTGCTGAAATGACCTTTGGTGTCATTGCCTATGTGATAATAGAAAATAATAAAAGATACGTTGTTTCATTAAGTAGATGCAAGCGAACATCATCTATTGTCAAAGGTCAACGCGAAGTAATCGCTATAAGTAAAGGCGTATTTAACGATGTTTGAATATACACCTAAAGAACGCACACCTGAAGAAAATGAATTGCACCAAGAAAATCAGTTTTTGAAAGAAGAAATAGGTCGCAAAGAAGAAACAATTAGTAATCTAGTGACAGAAGTTTTTCAGCTTAATGAAGATAATAAAGGCTGGCAATTCATCACTAAAGAAACAGTTTTTCCAGCACGTTTTGATGTATGGGTTGGTGGTAAACGCGTTGTAGATTGTTATTTTCAGTATGGGTCAATCTTTGTAGACATTGGCTATCCAGTAACTACTGCCATGATCAAGGGTGCGACACATTGGATGTCTATCTGTGACGGTCCATCATGATGACACTATATGAATGGGCACAACGTTGGTCAATATCACTGCAAGCCATGAACGAACTTGTGAACATGTCGGTTCCTGATGCTGGAATAATCACAGGTGAATCTGAAGCGACTGTTCAAAATAAAATAAGGGGCCATGCACCAATCATTGGCAATAGGTTGTGGCGTAACAACAACGGTGCAGGAAAAAATGACCGTGGTGACTATATGCGTTGGGGTCTTGGCAACGATAGCCAGCGTGTCAACAAATATTTCAAATCGTCTGACTTGGTTGGCATGACATCAATGGTTATACAGCCTCACCATGTTGGTAGAAAACTCGGTGTGTTCACAACTGTTGAAGTTAAACAGGCTGGTTGGAAATGGTCAGGTAACGAGACAGAACAAGCACAATTAAAATTTATAAACGTTGTCAAAGAAGCTGGTGGAATTGGCTGCTTTGCTCAATCAATTGAGGATTACACAAGATGTCTACACGAATTCGGCTAACACCAGATCAACGAAAGCGAATGATTTTGGACGCTGCACTAGATCATGCAATTGACCGTGGTCTTTACCATATCAGCATGAAATCTTTGAGTAAGTCCAGCAAGATGACAGTGCACATCATTCGTCATTATTTCCCAACGATCACTGTGTTACGCAATGCCATATGTTCAGAAGCGCGTGCAGCAAAAGAACGTGCAGACCACCATGGAATGCAAGAACGGTTTGATGATTGTTCTGAAATCATTGAACAACATGACGCAATGGAAACAGCACTAGGTGGTGACTAATGTTCACAGTTAATCAATGGATCAATTGGGAACCGTTACAAATTCCCGATGAAAAGAAAGCACGTAAAATCCCCTTCAACGGTGTCAATCATGTGTTTCATACAGGATCAATTGCCAACAAAGATGTTGAAGTGTTTAATGGGATAAATGCACAAAATCCTGCAAATTGGGTTGACTACAGTACTGCTACATCACGTGGTGCTGTTGGATTTGTTCTAACTGAAAATGACCCGTATTTCTGTGTAGATATTGATGACGCTGCTGTTGATGGTCAATGGTCTGAAACAGCATTGCAAGTGTTGAACATGTTCCCGGGTGCGTACATTGAACTGTCACAGTCTGGTACTGGTTTACACATATTCGCACAGGGTAAAATGCCCGATGGTTTCAGTCATAAAAATAGTGCGTTAGGTTTAGAAGTTTATGATAGATTGCGGTTTATTGCGGTTACAGGAACAGGGGCAACAGGAACAGTTGATATAGATCACAATGCGGCTTTACTTGCGTTCTGTTCTGTCTACATGCAGCCCTCTATGTCTGTTGACATGTCCAATTGGACAGTTGAACCCCGTATTGATTGGAAAGGTCCAGAAGATGACAATACGCTTATTGAAAAAATGCTTTCATCACGTCCATCTATCAATTCTGTATTGGGAAGCGTTTGCACTATTTCAGATTTATGGAATGCGAATCAAGACGCGCTCATTGCTTCCTATCCTGACAATAAAGGCGGTTATGATAGGTCAAGTGCTGATGCTGCGCTGTTGTCGCATCTTGCATTTTGGACGGGTTGTGATTGTGAACGTATGGACCGCCTATTCAGATTATCCGCGTTAGTCCACACTTCAAAATACCTGACACGTCCTGACTATGTAAATAGAACAATCATCAAAGCTTCAGGAATGTGTCAAAATGTCTATAAAGACCCAAGAACCGAACCTGTTTCACCCGGTGCAGATTTACCTGCAGAACAGTTATCAACATTGCCAGTTGGTATCATGCGTCAGGGTTGGCAATTTCTAACTATCGACCAACAAATTGAATATTTCAAAGGCTGTGTTTATATCCAAGCAATCCACAGAATTCTAACTCCCCATGGTGCAATACTAAAACCAGAGCAATTCAAAGCTATCTACGGCGGTTATGAGTTTTCCATGGATGATCAAAATTTAAAAACATCCAAAAATGCATTTGAAGTTTTCACTGAATCACGTGGTGTAACTTTCCCAAAAGTGCACAGGCCCGCATTCAGACCAGAACAAGCTGCAGGGTCAATCTTGTATGAAGAAGGTGAATCATTGGTTAACACATACCAACCTGCTGACATAACGAGCGTTGAAGGCGATGTGACGCCTTTCCTAGACCATTGCAAGCGCATACTACCAAACGATGCTGACAGGGCAATTATAATGGCTTATATGGCGGCTTGTGTTCAACATATCGGTATCAAATTTCAATGGTGCCCAATTATTCAAGGGACTGAAGGTAACGGCAAATCATTATTGCTTAGAGTAGTGGCCTATTCTGTTGGTGAACGTTTCAGTTTTGTACCAAACGCCAATGATATTGCGAATAAGTTCAATGGCTGGATTGAAAATAAATTGTTTATCGGTGTGGAGGAAATCTATATCAATGATCGTCGTGAAATGACTGAAACACTAAAGGTGATGGTCACAAATCCAAAACTTGAAATTCAGAAAAAAGGCGTTGATCAATACTTGGGCGATAACCGCGCAAACTTCATGATGTTCAGTCAACATAAGAATGCAGTGACCAAGACCAAGAACGATAGAAGGTATGCACCATTTTTCACTGCACAACAGTCTGCTGAAGACATTCGACGTGATGGGATGGGTGGTAGATATTTTCCTGAATTGTACAAATGGTTAAACGCTGGCGGATATTCCCATGTGTGTGACTATCTAAGAAATTATGACATTCCCGATGAACTTAATCCTGCAAAACTGTGTCATCGTGCACCAAACACATCAAGTACTGAAGAAGCAATTGCAGCGTCATTAGGGCCAGTTGAACAAGAGATCATGAACGCTGTTGAAGAAGGTGTACAAGGCTTCAGAAATGGTTGGATATCTTCAATAGAACTTGAAAATTTATTGATGAAAAAACAAAAGGCCCGCATGGTTCCACGGAATAAACGAACTGAATTAATGGAATCACTGAACTATGTCAAAATAGGTCGCACAAGTCGTGAAGTGATTGCTGAACAAGGCAGACCAATGTTGTACGCGCTAAAAGGACTTCCCATTGTGGATGTCACAAGTGATTACATGAAAGCACAAAACTATTCAATGACGATGCAATAGAAAACCCGGTGTTTTAATTAACACCGGGTTAGTTTTCAGGGGCAAACCTAAATATACGACAGGATCACATTATAGCAGATTTAATTTCATTGTAAACAGGTACGACTACATTGTCACTGATCATTGGTCTTATGATACTGAAAACATAGTCATGATTACCATAAGTCACCACGTGGTGATCATCCACACCATCACCTACAATCTTGATTGCCTGATGTCCATCGTGACCAAGTGTGTTTGCTGTTAGAAGCATCAGTGCAAGCACTGTATCACTTAATATACCGGGACAGAAATGCTTGCTTTTCACCTTCTTAGGACAAAGGGAAGCCCAATCAGGAAACACTGCAGCCGCATGAAGAATTGGTTCAACATGCATGTAACCACCTTGGTTATCTGTAAAGTATAACATGCCACAATCAATAATCACTTCTTTTGCAGTTTTCATCAGTTCAATATGACGTTCAGTGAAGTGATAAAGACCTGTTGTATCCATCACAGCGTTGTCATCTTTGACCACGGTCATCAACAACGAATTTGTTGCAATAGCTTTGTTGTTTTCAAACCATACGTTGCATATTTGGGGATACTGATCGTGCTTGTGTGGTTGAATTACAGCCGCTATTCGTAGCTTCTTTGCGTTAAATTTTATCATTGTTCTGATTTCCTTAAATTAGACCACCACTGTCTTTGATAAGCTATTTTTCTATCGTGTACACAGTTTGGCCTTTTGCAATATCTTTGACGACCATGATTGATCATGAATAGTTCACCACAATGCTGACAATCGCCCATTGTTTCAGTTCGTTTGTAGGTCTGTTGTTTGTATCCTGTTGCTTTCATCCAGTCACGGGTTGAAGCAGTACGACATTCTTGTTTACCACAACACACCCGTTTACTTTTGTCAGTTGTCCAAAGGTCGGTACCACATCCCACACACTTACGTTTGGGAATTTCACCATTTTCAATGCGTTTTTGTATGCGTCTGCTCCAATAGGTAGATTCAACAATTAGGTTTTTCCCCAATTGGGTCATTATTGATTCGCCTTTGCTTATGGCACTCACTTGACATACTTCCCATGACTGTGGCGTTTCATTTGGCCTGTCTTAACCATATTAGCGATGCACAAGCGCGTGTATGACAATCCAATAGTCTTAGGTCCATACATGGCGTTGATCACGTCTGTGATGTCCTGTGCAGACATAGGGACTTCTGACATGATACCAGCAATTCGACTAACTGCAGTCACACCTGTAGATGATGCAATCACATTATCAATGACATCATCAATCCGTTTACGCCAATCTTCACCAAGTGCATTGACATCATCTGGTGACAGCGTGCATTCAAACCTTAATTCATCAAGGTTCCATACCTTGTGACCACCGGGCCAAAATTCAGTGATGAAACCCATGGTGTTATGTTCAAGCGCTTCATAAAATGTATCAAACACTTCAGTTTCACCATCTTGGTCATGAATACGAAATCTAATTTTTTTCATCATCTGTGCCTTCTGCTTTTTCAATAGTACGCATCATCTTCTTTCGCAGGTTGTCCCACGCCATGGTGTCATTTGGTTTAAAGAAGCCCATATATTTATGTGCCATTTTCAAGCGTTTCAAAAGTTCTGCTTCAAGTTCAGTCATTGTGTTTCACCTATCTTGGCTTGATCACACAAGGGTCCAAGTTGTGACGCCAAAATTTTGCCAATCTCGATAAGCGCGGTTTCATACGTTAAAGATGGGTCTATCTCAACACTGTCTTCATGAATGGTGACAAAAATTGTCCCGTCCTCCCATTTGCACGTTATTGGATAATACTTTTCAAACTTGTTCATTGTTTCAGACCTTTCAAAAAACGGTATGCTAGTGATTTCAAAGATTGATGTGAATCACTGCTGTTTAGGATTCGACGGGCTTCAGCAATTCTAGCTGTAATGTATTCTTCTGGCATGTCATTTCACTTTCATATTGTTCTGCAATCTTATCATATGCATCTGCATCAGCATCATAGCCATGATCACGGCTAATGCTTGCTAACTCGCGGTAATTATGGGCCATGCGTTGATGATAGGTCATGCGTTCAACCATTTGTGATAACAGTCTTTAAAATGTGCAAAAAAATCTATCATACGATCATGCAATTGTGTTTCTGTCATCTTTTCCAAATCTGCAATTGTGATGACTGCTGCTGTTATAAACACGCCATTGCTATAACAACCAATTGCAACCGCACGACTGTTGCCGCGTATTCTAAATTTAAACCCACGACGAATTGATGTTTCAAGATGTTCCTGTTCAGAACAAATTGTTTTAATCATATCAATCATTATTCAAAATCCATTTCATAACCGTTGCATTTTTGGTTAACTGCACGTGCTTGTTCAAATGTAGCCTGTGCAAGATAACGTGTTGCAGCGTGATTATCGTGAAGTTCAACAGCTATGTAACTAAGCGCTATTACAATTCCGATTATGCCAATTGTGTTCAAATACTTCATCATCATTTACTCCTGTTGCTCATAAGCGCTGTGAAAACTACTATCGCAATGATGATGAATAACCATTCACCAAATCCCAAATTTTCCAAGCCCGGGAAAGAAGCCGATTTGTCAAACTGCATTGTTTTTTATTCCTGTTGTGTTGTTTCGGGGGTGTAGGGTGTTAGTTTACCTTCAATTAATGCATCCATAAATTTATAGTAAGCGTTGTCTCTCTTTGTTAATTCAACCCAACAGCCATGTTTTTTAAATATCGTTTTATGGTCAGTATTCCACCTGTAAATGTCATCACCATTGCAGACACTTCCACCGCATTTAAGATGTTGTAAAATGTCAGTCATCATCATATTCATCATCATAGTCATCATCGTACTGACTATGGTCATCGTCAGGGTCCATGTTATCATCAAGGTATTCTTTGACACCATCCCATTGCCAATATAATTGACTTAAATGACGGCGCTTTGTTTGCTGTTCTTTGACGGTTTCATTCCAGATATCCATGTCAACGAGTGGTTCAACAGCGTTTTGAATCAGTTTCACAATGACAGCGGGTTTAAGCGCGTCTAGTTCCCAACATTCATCACCAAATTCATCAACATATTTTTCATAGCGTGATGATGAAGCTTTTGCATAATTTTCAGGTGGGTTGTATTCCCTGATCTGATCCATGTTCAATGCGATACGATCCACGTTGACACAACCACGGCTGTATTTCTCAAGACGTGCTAAGTTGTCACGGGTCATATCAATGCCTTCTGGATCGTGATCACCAAGGTGGATCATGTGGCATTCTTTACCTTCTTCACGTGCTTGCTGGAAACGTTGACCAGCACGCCATGCTTCAGATGCGGACAAATAGCCTTTGGTTGCCACACGGGGTACACCAAACCGCGCACAGCCCCGGCTTATGACATTGATCAGTGCGTCTTTTTCAACCCACACTTCAACATAGTTATCTTGTCTGGCCCATTTGTCGATTGTCAGAAGACCTTCAAGACCGTTCACAACTTGATGATCGTCTTCTTCATGATTGTAAATACCTGAAACACCACGTCCACGATCTTCAATGCCCTGCCATGATACAAGGCCATTGTTACGCGCTTTGGTAATTAGGTTTCCTAAGTTTTTATATGTGCGTTGTGTATTTTCAACAAAGAAACCACTTGATAAAATCTGATAATACAATTGACGCAATGTCAGGGTGTAACCATCAAGACGATTTTCTTCAAGAATGTCATTGGCAATTTGAATTGTTTCAAGTGGGGATTCATCGTTCTTCATCCATGTAAGCGGTTTATCACTGAAGGTGTCAAAGTCGTATTGAATTTTAGTCATTGTTTGCTTGCTCCTGTTGTTTGACTGTACGCACAAGGGACCACATCAATATTGCATTTTCATTGGTCATGTGAATTGGTGTTGCTTGTGCTAGGTATTCTTCAAACACTGTTGTGTCACCTTCAAATGACCCATCTGCAAGCAACGTCACTTTACCTGCTTTCCCGTCATTTCTGACAGTTATTTCAAGTGGGAAAATTGGCTTTTCTAAAAAGTCCGGTGATATACTTACTGTGTCTGCAAGATGTTCCATCAGTGATGTTGGTTTTGTTTTATCAGTCATTGTGTTTGCTCCTGTTGCGCCGGGGCTACTTCACCCCGGCTGTGGTTGTTTAAATAGTGGCGCGGCTGTTTACCCAAATTTTATGCGCCAAGTCTTGATCCCATACCGCCTTGATTGTTATCATGGCGTCATGATCACCAGCCAATTTTGCTTTGTGGAATGCTGATTGATGTTCATACAAGACACATGTTGCATTTTTTAAAGTGTAATATGTACGGTCTGCTTTATTCCATGATTCAATAATCATATCTACAAGATGTTCAGTGGCTTCATAGTCGTTTGCAATAGTACGTCCACCGTTGCCACAAGTATAATCATTGATCATCTTACCGCGTGTGATGCTGTCAATATTTGCATAATCTTTTTTGTATAATTTAGTCATAATGCACATTCCTTGTGTTTGCTCCTGTTGCGCCGGGGCTATTTCACCCCGGCTGCTGTTAAGACAACTTAGTGATAGTACAGTCTGTAAGGCTTACTGTGTTAATAGTAACATTGCGCACTGCACGATAATATTCCGTAAAGAACCCGTCACCGTAAGCTGTATCTTCATCAATGCCTAGGTGCTTCATCATGTCTACAGTTGCATAGAAAGGCTTACCGACCTGCACATGTTCTTTGAATGCTTCAGCTGCTTTGTCCATGCCTTTAAGATATTGTTCGTTGTAAGTTGTCATAATGTATATTCCTTATGCTTGTCTCTGATAACAACCAATATACACTATATATAACTGCTGTCAACAACCAATATACACTTTATATAACTTCACCTTTCAAAACACGCTTTACGAAACGCTTCTATTATTTCGTCATCTGTGATGATCCCATCTTTGATTGCCTGTTCAATTACACCTTGGGGCAAATATTCATCTTCTTTTCTGTCATAGTACATAAAGCTAGAAGCAAGGTCAGTCACTGTGTTTAGTATGTTGTCGCGTATATCAGTCATTGTTTTCACTTTCGTATGTGCAATTGCTGCTTCCGCTCTTGCCTGAACTTGGTTGATGTCATCGTGAAGATTGCCGTTTTGTAATCGAATTATAGACAAACATTCTTCAAGAGATTTTAACAATATCGTGTCTATACGTTTGAATGATTTACATGAATTATCAAATTCAAGATTGTTAACTGCAAAAGGGCAATAAGGTTTAGATGATGGTGGAAATCCTGCTGATTTATACATTTGATGTTTCAAGTGACAGAATTTGCCGTATTGATTGACGCAAGTGTTAGTCATGGTAGTTTCCCTTCTATATATTGTTCAGATAATTTGTTTAATTCATCAGCAAAACTGGTGACATACTTAACATTAGAACCTGCCTTTGAATGCTGCTTTGATTATAAGCTTTCTGGCTTCTGCAATTGTGGACATGCGAACGGTCACAGGGTGTCCATTGTGCATAAGTTCGTTGTGATCTAAAATAACCGTTTGCAGTATTTCAAGATAATCTCTATTTTCTGCAATCAGGTCATTCATTTCACGGCGGTGTCTTGGGAAAAATTCATCAAATACTGATAAACAAAATTCATACCACTTATTGCCAAGATCGGTTAAGGCTTCTGATAAGGTCATTCTGGTTCCCCCGGGTTGCAATTTTGGGCTTCAGACAGTGCATTTTCAATATAGTCTTCAAGACCCCTGTCAGCATCTGCTTCAGCTAATTCACGGGCTTCATCATATTCTTCATCTTCTGGCCCAAGATGTGAAATATCATCTTCAACAGTCTGATCATAATCAAACTCACATTCGATACTTTCAAGTTCACTGATCCATTCGTCACATTGTGATTGACGTTCTTCAAGGTTCTGACCATTTTGACTTTGCTGTAGACCTTCGCCCATGGCTTCAAAACTTGCTTCAGCATCATCACGTAATTCACCAAGCTGTTCAATCGCCGCTGTAATGATTTCTTCAAGACCATCAATGTCTGTGGTTGTTGCACGTTCTAGGGCTTCTTCAACCTGACGCCAACCTTGTTTGAAAGGTGATTGCGTCAACTGTGATTGCAATGGTGGCGTCTTACTGTATCGCTTGCCACCAAATCGAAAGGACCAATAATAATATGGTTCACCTTTCTTTACTGCGGGGTTGTCTTTACGGGCTACTTTAACGTGGTGTACTCTAGGCATTTCATTTACTCCTGTATGTTTGATTTTATTTCTTCAATGTATCGCATGGCTAGGTGTTCATATTTAAACAAATAGTGGTCATTGTGATGTGCGCCAATATTAAAATCACCTAAACAAAGTGTACTCATCTTTGGTGATAAAGTGTTCAGATTATCAAAAAAGCAGAAATGCAATTGAACGAAGTCAGATGTAGTTACAACTAGTTTTAATGGGATGATGTTTTGCATTCTGGTTTCACTACCCATGTCGTGAACCTGATATAATACTTGGTTGTTTTGCGTGTGTCTGAACACTGTTTCAAAATCAATAGCACCTTCAGGTGATGTTTTCGGGTTGTTCTTGTTCATTTCATTTATTCCTGTGTTTGCAATTACTGTTTTACCAAATTGGTCTGAAGCTACAGTCCATCTGGATTTACATGCGTCATTAAAACGTTCTAACGCACGCAACTGGTGGGAGTTAAGTTTGAGTTTGATCATGGCTGTTGCTCCTGTATCATTCGTTGGGCAAACAACATAGCGCCAGCCCATGTTGCAGTACCAAACTTGTCTGCTATCCGTTCGTGTCTACATCTTAATGTCTTTGGCGCAACACCGAGTTTGTCTGCCTGTTCTTGGATCGTCAATTGGGGTTCTGAAATCAAGACAACAACAGTTGCAATTTCTTTTTGGGTTAGATTTATCATCGTTCAATACTCTTGTGTGTGTGTCTGATAAGAACCAATATACACTTTATATAACTCCTGTCAACACCCTATATACACTTTATATAAGTTTCTTTGGCAAAGGTGCGGGTGTACCTGCTGGCACTGATGCAATTTTAGGTGCTGCAGGGATTACAGGTCGTGCTGGTGGTTCTGATGGTGGTGCTGGTTGTGTAGATGGTGCAGATGGTGGTGCACCAATAGGACTTTTTATAAAATGGCCCCTGAATATACGTTTGACATCACCGGATTTGGTATAATTAGATAACGTCAATCTGATGTAACCCTCACTTATTTCACCCCACATATTGAAATAATTTCTTAATATTTCTGAAGTTGTTATACCCGGTGATTCTGTTGGCAATAAAGAAAGAATTCGAAGACGTTTTGTATCAGCAGGTGTGGTTGTGTTGATTGGGTCTGTATGAAGACGATATACACCACGATCAAGCTTTTTTAAAGTATTGCGGTCACATAGTGTTTTAAACATCACGGCGCAGTATGATGGTGTGATTAAATCCAAAGGATTGTCACGATTGTAATCAGTCATTACCCGCTTTTGTGTTATTTCAGAACCTTTATAATTTTTTAAATAATCATAAATAACTTTATCAATCTTACTCATTTCATCAACTTTCTATGCTTGATATGTAATTACATATTACATTTTGTTATAGTGTAATTATACATGACATGTTACATTATGTTATAGTATAATATATAATTTGTAAGTTGTCATATAATTACATATCAGGCAAGTAAATTCTTTAAATTAGCCCTGAGTGGTGACAACGATTTTTGACTAAAACCATAATGTTTTCAATAACTTAGTAAAGCTATGACAAGTCATGTCAAAGTAAAGTCATCAATGTTTTCAATGACTTAACCCCTCTTTTCCTTCTTTCTTTCTCTTGACTTAATTAATAAAAAGACAAAGGGTAGTAAGTAGTATAATTAGTATAGTAATTATATACAAGTTATATAGGGGGGGAGTAGAGAAAAGTCATGTCATCCAATAATTGTGGTCATAAATGGCAGTTTATAAGGGGTTACAGCATGACATGGGGGTAATGTCAGTCATGTCATCAAGTAATTGTGGTCATAACTGGTGTTATTGTGTAGATTATCAGGATGATGAAAGGTGGATTGTTTAAATGCGAGTAAAAATAGACACAACGGAATGGAAACAAACAGAGCGTGAATTGCGTAATGTGAAAGAACGTGCCATTCCATTTGCTACACGTGCAACACTCAATGCAACAGCGTTCAATGCACGCAAGGAAGCAGGAAAGATAATCAAGCGCAACATGATCACTAGAAATAACTTTACGGTTAAATCAGTACGTGTGGAAAAGGTGGGACGTGAATTGATCATATCTAGGATGTCATCAGAAGTGGGGTCTATTGCTGATTACATGAAAACACAGGAAGAAGGCAGTACTGAAAGCAAGCGTGGTAGCGTAGGTGTGCCTATAGCGACCTCATTTAGCTCAGGAGAGGGCATTAGCGCACAACCTAGGCGTAGGCTACCTAGAAAGCCTAACAAGCTCTCTAGCATCAAATTAACGCGCACAAGGGGCAAACCTAAATCACGTAAACAAGAAAACTTTCTTCGTGTGAAGCAAGCAGTTGAATCTGGTAAGCGCTTTGTGTACATGGAAACAAGCCGCAATAAGGGCATATATCGCATACAAGGATCAGGCAGACCCAACAAACAAGGCAAGCTGCCTAGGGTTAAGATACGCATGGTGTGGAACTTGAAACAAACAAGCGTTGTCATCCCTAAGTCGCCATGGCTTAAACCTGCATCAGATAAAGCTGTTGATCATATGCTCAGTGAATATAACAAAGCGCTACAGTTTCAATTAGATAAGTTATAATACATCACACATATATAGTTTATATAAAAAATAAAAGGTACTGTAGGCATATAGGGGTGGTCTTGGGGTTTTGATTGCGACTAGAT